GAGTTGAAAGAGTTTTACCGTTTGATCATGCTCAATCTGATGTTAATATGTTTGATGTTAGATATCAATTACATTTAAATGATGTATATGATTTATCAAAGTCTAGTCTTGTAAATTATGATTTTACACAAAGACGTCTATCTTATCTCGAAAATATCTTTAATCAAGCTCCTAGTTTTTCTTATAGCCGACATATGGATAAATTATATCTCAACATTGATTGGGAAGGCCAAGAAGCTAGAGTAGATAAATTTGTTGTTTTAGAAGTATATAAAATTCTAGAGCCGTCGTTATATACACAAGTATATAACGATATGTTTCTTAAAAAATATTTAACTCAGCTTTTTAAGAAACAATGGGGTACAAATTTAATAAAGTTCGAAGGTATGCAGTTACCGGGTGGAGTTACATTAAATGGACGACAGTTATACGATGATGCAGTAGGAGAATTAGAAAAAATTGAAGAAGATGTACAATTAAGATATCAATTACCGGACGATTTCATGGTAGGATAATCTGAACATATTATATTGGATAAAATATTATGATAACTTATACAGCAATAACAATTAAGGTTTTAAAAGAACAAATTGAATTATTTAAGTCCCGTTTAGAACCACATGATACTGGACATTTACATACAACAATTAATACTATACAGCATAGAATTACAGAATTGGAAAATATAGCAACCTCAGTAACAACAAGCGGGTAAAATATGAGTACATCTACATATTTTTCAAAATTTAGTCATGTTAATGAACAAAATTTAATTGAGGATATTGTTATAGAATCAATTCAAATTTATGGTCATGATATTTCATATTTGCCAAGAATAAGTAATAATTTAGACGAATTACTTGGAGAAGATCCATCATCTAGTTTTAATACAGCATATCCTATAGAAATGTATATTAAAAATACTGACGGGTTTGAAGGAGAAGGTTCTTTTCTTTCAAAATTTGGTTTAGAAATACGAGATCAAATTACTTTTACAGTTGCAAAACGAACATGGTCATCTCTTGGAGTTTCTAATAGACCTCAAGAAGGAGATTTAATTTGGTTTCCTTTAACAAGTAAATTATTTGAAATACAATTTGTTGAACATGAATCTGTTTTTTATCAGACAGGACGTTTACAGGTTTATGACATACAATGTGAATTGTTTGAATATAGTGATGAAGCTATTGATACAGGAATTGCTACAATTGATGCAATTGAAGCTGATAATGCTTTTATTCAAACATTCCCAGTAACTTTTGTGGATTTAGGATTTTTATTATTAGAAGATAATAGTTTTATAGTAGATGAAGATACAACATCGACAGAAGCACTTACAGGTAAAGGTAATAAATTAATTCAAGATACTATTTTAAACTTTAAAGCTAATGAAGTCATTACAGGTCAAGTTAGTCTTGCATCAGCAAAAATTACAACAGCTAATGCTACACATATACACGTATCTGATGCTTCAAACACCTTTTCATTTGGTGAACAGATTATTGGTAGTACATCTACTGCAAAAGCAACATTAGGCGCAAAAATTCAAGCTTCAGGTCAAGTTATTACTAATGATCCTTTAGCTAATAATGTAACTATAGAAACTATTGCTGATAGTATTATTGATTTTACTGAAAATAACCCATTTAGTGAGAGTTATTAATGCTTGGTACGTTTCATTATCACGGACTTATACGTAAATATATTGCAGTCTTTGGTACCTTATTTAATGATATAACATTAAAAAGAATTAATTCTTCAAATGTTATAACAGAGACAATAAAAGTTCCTTTATCCTATGGTCCAAAACAAAAATTTCTTGCTCGTATAACAGATAACCCCAATTTATCTAAATCTGTTGCTCTACAATTGCCACGATTAGGTTTTGATTTAACATCTATGACCTATGATGGTGACAGAAAATTAAATTCTTTAAATCAAAATGTAGCTGGATATAAAGGTAATATAGGCAGAATTTATAGTCCTGTTCCATATACTTTATCATTCAATTTATATATTATGGTAAAAAATGCTATTGATGGTTCTATGATAGTCGAACAAATTTTACCAGCTTTTAAACCAGAATTTACAGTAACAATTAATGCTGTTCCTACAATGGGTATTAAAATAGATATGCCTATTATTTTAGGAAGTGTTTCTCTTGAAGATAATTATGAAGGTGATTTTACATCTCGAAGAGCATTAATTTATACTTTAGATTTTACAGCAAAAGTATATTTTTATCCTAATATACAAGGTAAAGGATTTGGTGATTATAGTGATGAAACACCTGTTGATTTGATCAGAACTACAATAACAAATTTTTATGTTTTACCCCATGATCAAACGCATCAACCACTATACTATATAGCCAATGAAACTTCTACTGAATATTCTACAGATAATATTTTATTAGAAACTGGAGATGATATGTTACTTGAAACTTCTGGTTTGGATTTCAATAAAGTAAAGACTGCTATATCAGCAACTTTACCTGATAACTTAAATTTAGATGATGAATTTGATATATTAACTCCAGTAGTGGTTAAACAATTTTTTGAAGAAGGTAGAGTTTATGATCCTGTAACTGGTTTATACACATAATAATGATATGGATAGTGATAAAAAATTAAATGAAGTTTTAGAAATAGTAGAACCAACTACAAATTTGCCTGAACGTATTAAACCTGTAGTTGATACTCATTATGAAGCTAATACAGATTTTCATTATACACGAGAAAATTTGTATAATATTATAGAACGAGGTCAAGATGCTATGGAAGGACTTTTACAAGTAGCTCAAGAAACTGAACATCCTCGCGCATACGAGGTTGTAGGACAATTAATGGATAAATTAACAACAGCTAATAAAGAATTAATTAATTTACATAAGCAAATAAAAGATATTCGAAACAGTGATGATAAAACACCACACAATGTTACAAATGCTTTATTTGTTGGTAGTACTGCAGATCTTCAAAAATTATTAAAAAAACAACAATAACACTTAAAGGAGAATAATGTTAACATTTAAAACATATATTGCAGAAGATTTTTTTGAAAATTTTCTTGATGAAATGACTGACGAAGAAATTCACGAATTCGTTGAAGTTGGATTAATTGAAGATGATCATGAGGATGATGAAGAAACTGATGATGAAGATGATGAAGATGATGAAGAAGTTGATGAAGATGAAAAAGTAATGAAAATTAGTGGTAAAGATAGAAAGGAACGCTCAAAGGCTTATAGAAAAGATCGAACTAAAATTAAAGCAAAGGGCGCAAAGTATAGAAAATCGTCAAAATATAAAGCATACGCAAAAAAGAAGAAGAAAATGGCGGCTCGAGGGCGTACTGCTGGTGGCCAAAAAATTAGAAAGAAAAAAATAGTAGGATAAGGGTGAATAGGCTTTGATGATATTATAATGGAAGGGGGTGTGTATATTATAATTCCAGAGCCTATTCTTTTAACTATATTAACAATAGAGGAACTTAAATGTTAACATTTAAAGAGCATCAAGATTTACATTTAACTGAAGTAGAAAAATCTTATTTAACTGATCAAGAATTAAATGAAATTTTTCCAATCGGGGGGGTGATTGCACATTACCCCGCTGCATATGCAGTTACAACTACCGTCGCCACGGCCGCGGGCTATCTACCTATAGCTGGTGGAATCATCCTTGCAGGATATGCTGGTATTCAATTATATAAATTATATAGCTCAATCAGTACGCATTACAACGATAAAAAGATAAAAGCTGCGAGAATACAACAAGATGATAAAAGAAACAAAATGTTATTTGATTTAAGAGTTAAAGAAGCTGAAGCTAGAATTGCTGCTGTAAAAAAAGCTTCTTCTAAAATTGTAAAACCTGATGTACAAAAACAAAAACAAAAAGCTAAAGAGGAAATTCATAAACAACAAATTAGTATAAAAAATATTGTAAAACAATATAAAATAAACAAATAATTTAAATGCTGTATAGCATTTCTTATCAACAATTATTACCACCATGGCTAGTATTATCACAAGATATAGATGCGTCTTCTGAACATGAAGCTAAACAATTATTTAAAGCACAACATCCGTATCAAGAATATGCAGAAGAAATAATCATAAAAATAGAGAAGAATGGACGATGAAAACATTTAAAGAATTTTTATTAGAATTTGAAGGTAGGAAACCTATTGATGCAATTGCTGATTGGGAAAGTCCTCCATTCTTTTTAAATCCAAAAATGATTGAAAGAGTTTTCAATATTCCAAATCAACATGCTGTACATGGATTATCAATTAATAACTTGTTAACTTTATTACCACAAACTATTGGAAGGGCAAGTCAATTATCAACATTCACTCATTTAGATACAGATATAGGCGGTAATCCTTTTTTTGATGATACAGTAACTTCTATCGATCCGGACAATCCTATTGAA